CCGCCTTTTGTTTTTTCAGGCATTTTAAATGGAAGGACTAACATCCTCCACCCAGTTGGTTGTGGTAATTTTTCTGTTTCTTTTTTCTTTAAACGTTCATAGCCATCTACTTCTTTTTGATGTGCTTCTTCGTTTTGTTTCTCGTACTTATCTAACAACGCAGACTTAGTCTTTGGTGTTGAGTTTGATGACTGTTCCTTTTGCATCTGTTTGCTCCTTCTTGTTTAGCAGGTTAGAGATATCCTGTGATATTTTTAAATAGGCATGTGCCTGTCCCATCATATATTTGTATTTCTCCATATTGTCAATAGTACCGGCAATCATAGCATCACCAATTTGTTGGTAGGCTTCTTTTAGTTCTTTTTGTAGTTTTGTTATTAAAGTTAGTTCATCCATTTAACACTTCCATCTTCTTCGTGCCTGACGGATACGAGAATTTGGATCGTTACGTGTTTTTGCTGATGATCGTTTGAGTTGTCCCAGTGATCTAGCGCAGTATGATTTTCTGCGTTTAGCGGCTTCACTTTTCCTGTCACGGCTGTTTTTAATTTAGAGCCGGGATTTAATCTTCTGTAGGCTTTGACACCGGCTCGTGTCATTCCCGCTCCAGATTTTGTAGATCTGAAGTTCTTTTTATTTCTCGCAGGCATAGTGCCTTTGTTATATAATTCTCTTGGCATTTGTGATCTAGATATCATACATCCTCGTCATATCAATTATTCCACCCATGGCTGCTTTTTTTCTTTTTGCAAAAGTTGCAACGTTAGTGGGTTTGCCTCCTGGATTACCCGCAGCTCTTTTTCGTTTGACAGCACTCGCCTTTTGCGACTTTGTCATCCGTGTGGCTTTTGCAAGTGGGACGCATTTTGGATACTTCCTTTTGCTCCCTTTCGATCTCCCGCACGGTTGATACTTCCCGTCTTTCTTCGGCGCTCCGATGTCTACCCATTTCTCGCTCACCCATTTTCTTAATCCGTTAGACGCCATAACTCATTTTAGTCATGTCTTCAACACCAGTCACCATAAGTCCACCATCTTGAGCTTTCTTACGTTTCTTTTTACCACCTGGTGTAACTTTACCTGAACAAACTGCAGAAGCATACATATTAGCATATGCTGACGGATACACTTTAAATTTTCGCTTCGCTGCGGCTTTACCTTTAGGACATAGTTTTGCCATTATACTTTACCACCTCTTTTTTTATTTGTTCTACTACTAATAGTACTAATAGCATTTTTTAAATGCGTTATAGGCGCTGCAATTGTTTTAATAATTTCACCTGGATATGTAAAAAAATTTCCTTTTACATTTTTAAAACCTTTTCCTCCAGTTAGTTTTTTTTGATCTTTTATTCCAACCATTATATTAACCCCTTATAATATTTTTTGTAAGATTTATTTCCAACCTCAACACCCCCTAAGTCTCCAGAAATATAACTTCCGTTATAATTCTTTTGAGCTTGTCTTATCATCGAGTTGCTATCTGTACCTTTAGAAAAATGTTTTCTACCGATCAGAGCTTCTTTAACTGCAGACATTTTTTTAGAAGTTTTCTTTTTCTTCTTGCCTTGCATTGACTCAATAAGTTTTTTAATGTTTCGTTTGTTCATTATCTATTGATCTTACCTTTTTTCTTCATTTTAGAACCAAATTTTCCATAAGATTCATCTCTGCTAGCTTTTAACTGTGCAGGAGTTCTTTTCTTTTTGATTCTCATTGCGATAGATTCATCTTTTCTATCTTTGTAGCCTTGTTTTTTCTTACCAACTTTTTTCACGGCTCCTCCTTTTTTAAACATTTTTCCGCCTCTCATTCCCATGTCTGGTGAATAAAAACCAGAAGCTTCATCTTTTCTTGCAGTGCCAGAAATAGTTTTTCCGCCACCCATTTTTCCAACACGTCCTCCGACTTTAAATCTGAATCGTGCAGGTCTTACTCCGTTCTGTCTCATTATTTTTTACCTCCGTTCCTAAATATTTGTGTTCCTTTTATACCAAAAATACTTCCGACGACGAGGATCCAGAGTGAACTGAACCAGGTCGGAAGCGCCGCGAAATGCTCGAAGAACACTTTAACTTTGTCGAGCGCTTCTGCGTCATCCGAAAAAACTCCCCAAGCGAGCACAATTATGGGCGCCGAGAGAATTACTAAAACGAATTCGTCCTTGTAGTCATTTTGTCTAGCTTCTAGCAACTTGCCCTGGTAAGCTTCCTCACCTCGAGCTTGACGCTCTGCATGTAACAGTTGTGCGTCTGACATTGCAACTTTCGCCTTCTGCTTATTAGCATAAATTTTACTTCCAGCAGAGACGGCTAATTTTATTGCCGATAACCACATATTAATACCAAGTAGCTTTTTTACTTTTAGACTTCAGCATTCTTTTAGTTCCTTTAACTTCAACTACATCACCAGTTGGTATTACATTTGATTGCATACCATTAGCTAAAGTCTTAGTTCTAGGATCTCTCTCCAAGTTTTGACCTGGAGTTTCAATATCGATACCTCCGTTAGAGAAGCCATCTTTATTGATGTCCAATGCTTTATCTACATTAACTTTTTCAGCCATTTATCCTCCTATTTTTTTCTTAACTTACCCAATGTTATAGCAAAACGAGCTCTTTGTCCAAGCTTTCCAGGTTTCTTCGATGCCGCTTTTAGTTTTGAAGCTGGAATTTTTTCGCCTTTCTTAACATTTAAAGATTTTCTTAGTGAACCAGGTTTTTTAATAGCCTTTTGAATAAATTTTTTATCTTTTTTTGCCATTTCTTTTTCCTCCTGGTTTTTTAATGACTCCTCTAGCCATCAAGATGTCTTTTTTTGTTATTTTTCCGTCACCTGACACGTCAGGGAAAGATTTTTTCTTTTTTACCTTCATTTTTTTCTTTTTCATCATCGATTTTCTCCTTCGTATTTTTCTATTTCAACACTTGGCATCATTTTATCTACATTTGGAATAGATTTGCTCAAGATTGTCTTTTCAATTGATGTATCAGCCCTTAGTTTTGCTAATCTTGCGTTCTGATCCAGCTTATCATCATGTTCTCGCTGGTTCATCATCGCTTTCATACGATCGAGATTAATTTTTTCTTGTCCCTCTCGTTTCTTACGCTCGTTATCCATAGCTCTAAGGTCTAATTCTCTTGCTCTTAACTTAGCAATCGGGTCATTATCAAATTGTGAAGTAACAGCTTTCTCTTCTTTTAAGAATTCACCCATCATTTCAGCAATCAACACTGCTTTTCTAGCTTCAATCTTTTGTTGCAACTGTTGTCCTTGCATTTGTGTTTGAGGATTTTGCATTAACATCTGTAATTGTGGCAACTCCTCTCTAAATTCTAGTTCAATCTGTTCTTGTGACATTAAACTTATGTGTTCAAAAATATTTTTTTCCATTGCAGCCATTACCATTGGATTATTTCTAGCAATGTTAGTTGCCATGAAATTTAAATGTGAAGTAATGTGTGCTCTGTGATCTTGTCCAGGGAAAGCTTGAAAAGGTTTTCCACCTAATGCCATAATATTTTCTAAACTTGGATCTAGTGGCACAGGTTGCTCTGGTTTCTTTAATAACAAATCAACATTTTTTACACCTAACGCATCGTACATATTTCTATACGCCTCGTACAAATTGTGCATTTGTGGATTGGACGTTGCCAGTTGCAACTCTGTTTGCGCGAGGGAAATACGCTGAGTTTGTGAAAAGATGTTAGGGTCGGCAACTGGCAGTATATCTACACGATCATCAAAGTCTTGTTGCTTGACTGTTCTTTGACCCCCAACTATGTCATACGGATATTCCGGTGGTAGATATAATTTGAAAACACGCGCTAGTAATTTAAACTCTTGTTTAAGCGCAGCATAAATTCTTTTGTGTATAGCTGACATAACTCTTGATCCTCTTTCCAGAAGAGCAACAGTTGTACCAACAGCTGCTTGTTGATTACCATCACCAACTTGCATATCTGCAATCGATGCAAATCTTTGACCAGCTGAAACTACGACACCCATTAATTGTAATAAAGTTTGTGACGGTTCTTTAAATGGCAACATCATAAATGAATCTTTTAAGTTACCACCAGGAGCATCTACATCTCTAAACTCACCAGGTTGTATAGATTGAGCATCATCTCTAATTCTGATGCCACGCATTTTAAATCCTGCGGGTAGGTTGGAGAGCGTACCCGCGTCCAATAATTGACGAAGAGCTGCAGTTGCAGTTCTAGACAGACCACCAATCATATGGATAAGACCGAAGCCATAAAATCCTAAACCCGGTAAAAATTTAAAATGGGTAAAGTATGGAATCTTAGCTTTGTTCGGATCTCCAATTTCATAATTTCTTCTGATAGATAAAACTTTTCTTGTAGCTTCTTCAACAGTTACAATGTACGGAATTTTTATTCCAGATGGCTCACCTGTTTCTTTATCTGCGTCTTCAAAACCTTCTAGATCTAAATTAACGTGGCATTCTAAAATAGTATAGATGTCATCGTCTTTTGATTTTCTTTGACCTTCTAGATCTCGTTCTTTTTTCTCAACTTCGTTTTCTTGATAACCAGGTGTACCAAGTTCTATATCTAAATAGAAACCTGCAACTTGTTGTTTTCTTAATTCGTTTTTAGAAATTTTAATCCGGTGTATGACTGCCTCCGCATCATCTAATGAGGTAGCTGAGTAGGGGACAATCAAATCATCCGCCGGAACAAACTTCGAAACTGCTTTACCAGAAAGTTCATCGTAATAAACTTTCTTGAATGTTGAACCTGCTAGTGGCAAGTAAAATAACATTGAATCGAAGTCGGGCTCATAGTCATGCATTTTTTCCATGAGCTCATAATTCATATAATCTTTTACACGTTCTGACTGCTGTTGCTTTTCTGGAGTTGGAGCACCAACGATTTGTGTTCGTACAGGACCAGAAGCTGGTAATAATTCTTTGTAAGCTAAAGCTTGAAACTGTGTAACAGCTTCTGCTAAAACTGGATGAGTTGCACCTGAAGCTCCTTGAAATGGTTCGGTTCTCATATCGTATTTGAAACCTAAAAGATCTAAACCTTGGGTATAAGTTTTTTCCCAATCTTTTCTGGACATGTTGTAGTCCATATATTTTTGAGTAAGGTCACTTCCTAATTCGTCTAGGACTTGGTCCTCTAAAAATTCTGCTAAGTTTGCGTAGTGTTCGTCACCACCTTCTGGTGATGCAGCATTAGGATCAAAGTCAACTGTAACTGATCCATCATCTTCTTCTTGTATTTCAACAGGACCTTTTTGAGATTCTTCAACTGCAATTTCTTGATCTACAGTTTCTTGTATCTCTTCTTGTCCCGGAACGTTAAGTTGTTTTCTTGGCTCGTTTGGTAAAGCCTTGTCCATTTTGTCTGCCATTTGTTTTCTCCAAGTTGACTGTTTTAACAGTATTATAGTTTAAATTCAAGCCCTGAGGCGTGGGTCCGGATTCAGGCGGCAGGAGCCATTTCTTAGGGTAGCTTGATGTTTTTGATTTGATCATTGTATTTTCCGAATGTTGGTTTTTCTAAATTCATAAATTTATCAGCTTCTTTTAATTTTTCTGTCATCTCAAAATCATCTTCTTTTATAGGTCCAGGAAAACCTACTAATTCTCTAAAAGTTTCTGGAGCTTGTTCCTGCATTCCAGCTATTGCAGAGGTTGATTGAATTGTTTTTTGAAGAGGACTTTTATCTAAACCTTTTAACCATCCTGCAGCAGATATGAGAGCCTCAGTGTTAGGCACTCCAAATACATGGTGAAACAAACCATAATCAATAGCAGCTGCTACTGTTCCTCCACCTTTTCTTACAAATTTATTAGGTAAAAATTTAAATATATTCTGACCTTTATTGAAAGCACTTCTTAAGAAAGTTTTAGCTTTATTAGCTTGATCACCAGTTAAAGTTATACCAAATTTTTTAAACTCTTTATCAACATCGGCAATAGCACTTTTAGCATTTGTTTTCGCATTTTTTATGTTCTCTAAGAATATGTAACTTTTTTTAATTCCCTCTTTATCTGCATCAGATATTTTATTTGGATCTATATTCCATTTATCTTTTAATTTACCCCCATCATTAAAATATTTGTTAACAAATTTTTTAGCTTCTTTTTCTGTCATATCAGGAAATATATCTAGCATGTCCATAGATTTTCCTTTTTGAAAAATTTCTCCATACGCTTTATTATTACTTAAAGTAACTGTTTTATAGCCATCAGATAAAGCCACGTATTTCATTAATTTGTTATCTTCTATCTGTAATAATTTTTTCTTTTCGCTTTCAGATAAATTTTTATTATTTTTAATTTCTCTAATTTTTTCTTCTGCTGCATCTATTTTATAATCAAGATCTGTATATCTACCACTTCCTTCTCCTTCAGATCCTGACATAGATTGATTAATTTTCCATGGTGTATAAATAATATTACTCGGTTTTATTTTAACGTCTGGGTTATCAATGTTTTGTGCGTGTCCTTTGTGAATTACTTTGTCACCAGTTTCAAAAGTTTCAACTCCTCCACGTTCTGAAATTTTACCTGATCGTTCTTTTTTATCTAAATATTTTTTCTTTTTTTGCTCGTTTAAAGTTGTTAAATCTGGTGGTGCATTTTTGATAGGATTTGTTTTTCTATAATCTTGTACAGCTTCCATGGCATCTGCTTTACTTCCAAAGTCAGTAGAAAATATTGTTTTGTCTCCAGAATTAATTTGTGCTCTGTATAAAGTTTTTTTTACTCCAGTTTTTTTATATGTTTCTGGTCTATTTCTACTACCAATTACTTCTATAAAATTTTGTTCAATAACGTTGTTTACTTTTTTAGGAGAGCCTACCTTTACTAAAAATTTATCTTTCTTTTCAGGTATAGGTGGTTTCTTTTTTGATTCTTTAGATTCTACTATAAATTTTTGTTTAGCCTCTAAAGCTTTGTTTGCTTCTATTTCTGATGAATAAAACTGAGTTCCTTCGAACTCAGCTGGTAATGTTTGATTTTTACTTTTTTTAAAAACAATTTTGTGTGTATCAGTGTCTTTGGCTCCTCTATTGTAATCTCTATTTACGATAGGTCTTACTTTGTTATATCTATCCTCTGATCCTTCACTAAACCCTATACGTCCTCCATCCGCTTCGTTTATTCTTTCAATGATTTCTTCTTGTGAAAGTATTCTTGACTTACCTTCATTATCAAATTCAAAATCAGGTGCAGTACCTCCAGGGTTTTCACTAATCCATTTATCCCAATAATCTTTTCTTTCGATTGCAAATTTTCTTGCATCCTCTCCCGAGATTAAACCTTCTTTGATATATTCTTGAGTCTTTTTTTCTAAGTCAGGTAAAATAAATTCCGGTGCTATTGTATTACTACTAACAGACAACACCGCTGTATCAATACTGTTAAATAAATCTTTTAGTTGTTTTGGTTTTTTAGGTGGGATAGTTCCGTCAGCTAAGAAAGTTCTGTTCGCTTCTTGAGCTCTAAGTTTTAATAATTCTTTTTCATCTTGAGTTGGAGATTCGATATACGAAGTTATCGCCTTCCCATAGTCAGCGATCTTCATGTTAAACTCCTAGGATAGCTGGTAATCCTCCGGCAGCAACGTCAGCTCTAGCTTGACCAAGTTCCATTCTTAAGAAGTCATCTATTTCCATAATAGGCATTCCAGGTCTTTGCTCGTTCATGTCGTATTTGTACTGTTCATACATGTCAATTTCGTCAGTAGAATATTTACCTGGCTCGTAAGATGCTTGCATTGATGCGTTGTCCATGTTGTTAGGACCAGACGTGCTTGACATTTCATTCATGTAAAAATCTCTGATTTCTTCGATTGATCTAGGTCTACGATTTTTTCTTTTGATAAATTCTTTGACAACTTCTTCGATTCTGATGTTCATGTCCTTGTTGCCTGATGCCAGTTGAATTTTTTCTATACCCTCTTTTTCCATCCTATCCCCTTTTAAAATTTTTTCTAAATCACCCATGGGATCCATGTCGATTTCTTTGATTTTTATATTATTCCTTTTTATGTAGTCCGTCAAGGATTCTCCTGCCTCCACTCCTACACCAGAGTTATAAGAATCAATTACACTTTCGTATGTTTCAAATTCCATTAATAATACACCTTTTCTCGTTTTGGCAGTAGTTCATCCTTATAATCTTCAGGGTGCTCTACTAAGCCTCCTTGCCTGAATCTCATCACAGCTTGGGTCATACTATCGACCAAGTCATCATGATCTCCAAATGGAAATGCTGCACATTCTTCAATGACGTCCTGTGCAAATTCCATTTCTTTGGGCGCCCATATTCGGCCACTCTCAAACAGAGGTGATACCGAGTTAACCCTAGTGTGCTTATCGTTGCCTTTACTAGGTGTAAAATTTATAACAGGAATTCCCATCTTACGCAACTCATAAGTTAATGGAAGCCCTGATGCCTTACTCTCGATTATAACAGTTTCTGGATTCCAGTAGCCGTATTGTTCAAGCGCGACTCTACGAAGTTCTGGAAACTCATACCTACCTTTGATTGCATCTACTAAAATTAAATTTGGTGGCTCGTCTTCCGATGGACGAAAGACTCCCCATGTCGTTATCGCACTGAAGTCTGCTGTTTGTTTTTTCATAAAAGCTGTATCGTAAGATTGTATGACGTGCTCTAGGACTGGCATCTCTTCGTGTTCCCAGTCTTGCCACCATTCTCTTTTAATTAAAGCTCCTTCTTCTGAAGTGGGCTTTTGCATATACTGAGCATTCCACTTTGAACCAGGGATCGAGGCTTTAACTCCTTCTAAATCTTTTAGACTCCAATATTCAGGCCAAACAGGTTTACCAGACGGCATGATAGCAGGGAACTCAATTAGTTCCCACTGATCTGCTTTGATTTCTTTTTGTGCAGAAATTAATTTACCTGTTAAATCTTTTTCATTCCATCTTGTCATGATTAACAAAATAGATCCACCAGGTTGCAAACGTTGTCTAGGACCTGATGTATACCATTCGAATGTTCTATCTAAAGCTTGTGAGTTCATAGCATCTTGTTCAGTGTGTGGGTCATCAATGATTAATAAATCTGCACCCCGTCCTGTGATTGCCGATCCTACACCCGCTGCATAATACTCACCACCTTGTTGTGTTTCCCACTTACCAGCGGCTTGACTATCTTCTTTTAATCTAGTTTGAAATACTTCTTTGTATTCAGCTGAATCCATAAGTTGTTTTGCTTTACG